AGAATTCTGTAAGAGTTCTTGAGCGTTCTGATCCTGTTCTAAAAACTCATAATAAGCTTCTAAAAATGTCTTGAAAGTTGTAAAGTCACTCTGAATGAACTCAGGTAACTGAGACGCAACAAGCGTCGATAACTTTTCTGTAATTCTTGTTGTAGGCATTATACAGCAGTTACATTAATAGTAAGCCCCGGGAGCCGGCTGGTTGAAACAAATTCTGTGTTATCATCTAATACTACAATCTGATTTCTTGCAGCTAGGATATTGTAACTTGTCTCTTGTACGCCGCATGTAATAGCAATATCAAATTGATTATTAGGAAACCCAACTGGTACTATATTAGTAATAGAAACCTCACCTGAGGCATAATTAATAGTCCCTACAGAACCAAGATCGGTATCATCATTTACATTATAAAGTCTCACTGTACCTGTTCCATTATAATCAGGGGGCATACTGGAAGGTGTATCTCTTAATCTTGCTGTAATAGTAATACCGTCTCTTACAACAAAAAATCTTGTAGATTGAAGTTCACCGGGATGTAGACGGTTATTAAATCTTAATTTATTAGCATCAATATATGCATTAGAAACATTAAGTACAGGAGATATACGTTTTTGTAATTTTAATTCCGCAAGTACCGATAATACAGAATCGTTAATACTATTTAAGTTTTCTGAAAACTGAGAGTAATAGAAAGGCTTTTCAAATTGTTGCAACTCATTGTTAAAGTAATTAGCAGTAGCAGTACGCGCTAAATTTGATATTTGTGAGGCTGATAAAGTTGTAAGATTCTTGTTATAATTAATATTAATTATAAAGTTTGCGTAAATATAATCTGGGTCTATAAATTCCGGGATTACAGTTAACACCTGTCTTTCTTTCAGTATAGTATTTTTAATATCCGTCTTTACAATATCATCAATTGTAAACCCTGAGAACGGTTTTAAAGATATAAAAACTTTACCATAAGTAGGAGGAACATTTTCTTCACCACCCCACACCGATATTGATTCAACTTGTGAGTACTGGGCCTTAATAATGGCTGAATAATCAGATTTAGTTACCGCGCGGTTCTTAGCAAGATTAGATCTTGGTGCATTAAATTTAATAGATGCTATGGATTCTTTTTCAGCACCACCAGTAGAATTACTTACTGTAGTTATACTAATACTACTTGAACCACCTATAGTGTTATCTGCAGTAAATGACTGAGTAATTGTTCCAGATACGTTTGAGGCAGAGCCTACACTTACCAAATATTGAATGCGAATAATATTTCCAGCATCCAGCTTTTTGCCAATAATCCCATCACCGAAATAAATTTGATAATTACCAAGTGTATTTTCTTCTATAAAATAAACATTAGAAGTATTGGTTACCGCTGTGATATCTGTAGCAAGGGTGAAAGCAGTTACAGTAGAGTCAGTAGACGAATTTTGAACTGTTACCAACATGGTAGAGATGTCGACAGCAGAGTTAGGTATTTCATACTTCTCCTCTGTACCTGGTGTAATTACAGTATAATTAAATTCTAAAATTTTACCTTCTTTAACTGGTATATTAGAGAATGAATAAACACCACCAGTAGGTTGAATAGTATAAGGTTCAGTATTTAAGAACGAATAAGGTATACCGTTAATAGAGGTTGAGAAAGATGTATATCTATCTAAGGTCAAAGAGGCAGGGGTACCAGTAGGAGCATTAACTGTTATGTTGAGCTTTGCACTAGAACCGGTGACCGATCTTGGAGTATACCCTAGGTGCTTGGCTATAGACACTACCGAAGATCTCTTTACAGCTGAATCTAAGAACATTTCATTAGCCAGCATATTGGCCAGGTAAGCATTGTAATGGGTATTATATGCTAAGACGTCAAGAAGTATGGATAGACCGGATCCCTCAAAGTCATAGTCAGTAAACTCACTCTGAGATTGTAGATAGGTTTTTAGGTTAGTTTTAATTGTATCAAAATCTAACTCGGATATTCTTAAATTTGTCATTATCTTATTCTTGAAATTGCAGTTCTTAGGGTAATAGGTCTATCACTGTTAATTACCTTAAATAATATTTCTAGATCTATAGAGTTATTATCCGGTTTGTCTCGAATAATAACATCCATTACTTGAACTCTAGGTTCGAATTTTTCTATAACATCAAATATTGTTTTCTTCATCACCTGTCTGGTAATCGGTGAGTAGTTTTCAAATAACAAAGCATATATTTGACAACCTATTTCGGGGTGAAAAGGTCTCTCGTAGTGACGGGTAGAAATAAGATTTCTGATAGACGCTTTTACAGCCTCTTCGTCGAGTTTTTTTGTAACATCAGCAGTAGCAGGATGGGAGGTAAATAATAAATTTAGATCTGCGTACTGGCGAGTTTTTCGGTTTATGGTTGCCATTTATTATTTATCACCCGGCAAAAACGTTTGACGAGCCTTTAGTAACTATATTATCACCATATTTATCTCCAAGCCGACCTATTCCCTGTCCACCAACGAATACCTTGGATGAACCAGATAAGGTAGATGTATCTGGAGAACATCCACTTTTAGGGTGAGGAGCTACAAGATTACCAGAAACAGGTACAAGTATACCATTAACAAAAACGTTAACAGAGTTAACTTGTCCTACTGATGTTCTCATAGGAAATCTACACTTTTTACCGCTCCCATCTGGAGATATTACTCTATCCCCTGCTCTTGTTACTGCTGGCATATTATTACCTTAAGCGTTAGGTCTACTTGCAACTAATTGTTGTATAAGATTGGCAGTAGGTTCAAAAGCCCACACTACCCACTGTCCAACATTCTTGGTATCACTTACTGTAGTAGCTGAAGCAAATTCAGTATTAACTGTAAAATTAAAAGGAAACTCTTTATCAATAGTAGTTATACTTGGCATCTCGTACTCAATTAGAGCCTTAAATGTACTATTAACATTAGGGCCCATTTGAACTGTATTTCCGTTTTCTAATACAAATTCATAATAAGAGTCTTGAAATACATTAGCAAAAGTACCACTCAATCTTACTGTATCACTTGATATAACGTTTGCAACCATTCCATGCTGACCAAAATCATATGACGTATTAGCTGATCGTACTGGTAGTGAACCTATTAATGTAAGGACACCTAAAGTGTTAGAGTAGTATTCTACATTCGCAGTTAAATCAATAGAATAGGTTGTACCTTCATTTATAGAAGGTATATGCCATTCTATGTAATCTGCTGATAACGGATTAGCATCATTTATCTCTGTACTTAACGGGTCTCGGGGAACAATAGACACGAACCCAGTTGCATTAGATTGAAGTAATCTTAAAACTCTAACTTCGTCAGTCATCTTAGAACTGCCAGACCATCAGAATGTTTTTTATTATTCCAGAACGTACTTACAATTTTTCGGTTATTAGATCCCTGGAAAGAAATATGAATCCAGGGATTATTAGAATAGTTGCAATAATGTAAGATAAACTCGTCGTAGTTTAGGACCTTAACAAGCTGTTTGGCGTATTCAAAATAATCGTCTTTAGTTGCACCTTGGAATTGAATATCAACACACTTACCTAAAGGGTGTTGGGAGTTTTGGGAGCTTATACTCTTTACTCTATAACCTGAAGCTACTATTAACTTAGGGTAAATATTATAAGCAGGTTCTAGAATGTTTAAAGCTACTGCAGTTAAGTTGTATACAATATCACCATACTTGATTCCTTCTGTCTCTTCAATGAAGCTCTTTGTTAACGTGGCTTTTGAAGAAAGCATCTCTACTGTAAAGTTAGGCGATAGGTTGAAGTTACCTGGTAACTCTGTAAATTTTTTGATTTCTTCTGAAGGTAAAATAATCTCACCCTGACTACTTGTATCATTATTGGTATCAATAGAAACAGGTACATAATCAAATTCTTCTGAAGTAGCAAACCCTGAAGTTAAAATTAAATCTTTATGAGCCTGATACTCACCAGCAGCTGCTGGTTCTTCCTCTAACCTTAGCGCATATGGATCAGCAAGCGTAGAGGTTACAGGATCATCTATAGAGTTATCTGTAATGTCTTTTCTACCAGACATTATACCAATATTTGATGGGCCAGCGACATTAGCAGACTTACTATTTTTAGAATCTTGAGAGCTTGCAGCATTACCTGAGTTCATGTGTACAGCTGCACCATCCGCATTAAAGTTACCCGAACTCTTAAAGTTAACAGCCCCACCTGCCTCAGTAAAATAACTACCACCAGCTTTTTCATATTGAGAGGTAACCACCTGAACATACTTAGAGCCTCCAATTTTCTCAAACATATCAGTTATAGTTTGATGGTAGCTGTTAGTTGTATTCTGATATAGATCGGTTGCCTGTATACTAGCATTAGCATTTGAACGCAGAGAGAGTTCTTGAGATGTACTCATAATTAGAGCTACATTAGACTTAACATTCATAGCATGATATGCTTCAATATTTACATTACCAGAAGATATATTAAACTCTTCTACAGCCGATAGGTTGAAGGTACCACCTGCCTGAGCAGTAATATCATTATGACAAGTTATATTAGTATCACCCTCTACCTCAATATTTGCATCATTACCTACAAATATATTACATGCACCATTAATAGATATGTCAGCACTACCAGTGATAGATAACTTACCGTTACGATCAATTATCTCGTACTTTGATCCTTTAGTTCTCATAACCACAGTACCATTTACATCGATCTCTACAAATGTACCAGACTTATGGTACATCTGTATACGCTCGGCTCCTGGGGTATCGTCCATCTCTAAGATGTGTCCACCTTCTGTTTGAGTTACCTTGTTGTAAGGGTACTCACCTTTAAACGGTGATTCAGGTTGATCCCAAGCCTCACCACCTGGTAACTTTGCACCTATCACACGGTCTCTATTCTTACTCTGTACAATAGTACCCCTGACGTCACCCTGAGCAAGTTTATTAGTCTCTGATTGACCTGCATACTCTTTAGTGGGGTAATTAGCTTCAGGGTCAATAAAGCCTTGTTTTGTTGCAACTAATTTTTCTTGATTTTGTGCATTATTAATATCAAAAGATCTTGCCTGACCAAGATACTTAGTGGCAGTTGTAGAGGCAAACTGTCCATCTATCTGTCCAAGTAATTGAGTTATAGAAAACCCAGACCCTAAACTACCCCTTGAAAAAGAACTAAACAAACTAGATGCATTAGGAAGGGTAAGCGGGGTACTTTGATTTCTTCCAAAGATAGCACTTGCAACCCCACCTAACGCTGTACCTATGGTGTTGCTTATAGTTGGGGTTAGGACCTGGGTGAGTGTGGCGGCAATACCAGCAAAATTAATTATACCTCTCTTGTCTGCAGGTAAAGTTAACTTTAATTCTCGCTCAATAATAGTTACCAACCTATCTGTAAGTTGGGCATTGAGTTGGGTATTTAGAATATTACCTAAGTTGCTTGTAATACCTGTACTGCCTAGGTTACCAGTAGATACATTTACAGGATTTTTTTGACCTATTAAGTTTTGTGGTATTGTATTAAGCTGTCTATTGGTACCT